GCATATCGTGGTCTCTATTTTTTATAAATACTTCTTAGATTAACGAATTATAGGTAAAAAGAATGGCACTCTGGGGTAATAAAGATTCAGTTTATTCGGCGGGGACTGTTTCCGTCAATTTGGGAACAAAAACTGTAACCGGTACTGTTGGTGTAGTTACTTGGACTACTGCCGGAATTGCCACTGGTAATATTATCACAGTTGGTGCTGGGGCAACTTACGGTTATGCTATTGTAACTGGATTTACTTCCACAACTATTTCGATTGCTAATACTGCTAACTTTATTACGGGTCTCACAACCGTTGCCGCAGGTTCTGCCTATAATATCTCTCAGGAACCAGTTTATACTCTTGGAGACTCTACTTATAGGGCACCTGAGTCTAAGATTACTGGGTTCTCTACAAGTCCAGTATTTACGGGATTATTCGGAGTTACTGCAGCAGAAGTGGGTGTTGCCAACACTGCAACCGGAACTGCCAGAAAGTTTGCTCCCACTCATGCCGGATGGGTTGGTGTTACGACTTATATTGACACTCACGGAAACTTAAGAGTTAAAACCGAAACATTAGTTGCTGGTAGCACTATTACTGGTGATGCAGATGATGATGCTAAATATCCTGATAGTTGATAATATCATATGAAATTTGATGAGTTGAATAAAGATAATTATTTATTATTTGCTATAAAATTCTATAATAATCCTCAATCGTTAACGAAAGAAGATTTTGATAATGATTTGAAAAGAATTAAGTACATAAAAAGACTTTTAAATCGTTATAAAAATACTAAAGATATTCGAGACTTAAAAATTCACTTAATACTAAATCATCTAATAGTATTGTTTAATGTTTTTAATGATGCAACAACTCCTTTACTTTTTTATAATTTAGATCAATGCCATTGGCCTATTATTAAAAGTTTTTTAATATTTTTAAATCGTTTACCAGAATATCCAAAAACTGAAATTCACGAAATTGTGGAAGACTTTGAGTCCCTATCTCAATTACAACTAATCTAATGAATAAATTAGAAAAATTAATTGGTATTATTAGGTCATTAAAAGAAGATGTTCCTACCATGAGCACAGGTAGCACTGCTGGTTCTGCAGGATTTGGAGATAGTGCTCAGGTTTTTGATCCAGGACCAACTGCAGGGTATAATATTCCTCTTGATGGAAGGTCTAAAATTATGAGAAGACTGCCACCACTATTTCGTAAAAAACTTCAAAAAAATAAATAATTATGAGACCGTTTTTTTATGGAAAACATTACCCCCAGAAATAAAAATGTATTCCTCCACTCAATCTGTAGAAACTAAAGTTGCAATATTAGAAGAAAGACTTAATTCTTCTGATCAATTATTGGCAAAAATTGAGAGTGCAATTGATAAGTTGATTGAGGCAAATTCAAATGTGACTAGAATGCTTGCTGTTCATGATGAAAAATTAGATAAGAACGACAGAATTGATGCAGTATTATTTGAAAAAATAGATAGTTTGCATAGAGATATGACTCGTCAGACTGATAATATTAAGACTGGATGTGAGCGAGATATTACAAAAGTTAGTGATCGGTTAAGCAATTTAGAAAAAAAGATGTGGATGATTGCCGGTGGTCTTTCTGTAGTTTCTTTATTGTTCTCTACTGTTGGTACTAATATTATTTCTAATATATTGACTCCTGAATCTAATTCTGTTATAATAGAGAAACTCAAATAATATTGAATGGATTTGATTGATTCCAAGTATATTGGATTAATTTCTTCTCGCCTTCCCAAATTTAAGAAAGTAAAATCAGATCTCTACAACTTTCGTTGTCCGATTTGTGGAGACTCTCAGAAAAATAAAAGTAAGGCAAGGGGTTATTTGTATGCGGTAAAAACAAATACAAATTTTAAGTGTCACAATTGTGGTTTAAGTTTATCTTTTAATAATTTTTTAAAAGAAATGGATCCAGTTTTACATAAACAATATACTCTTGAAAAATTTAAGAATGGGTATACTGGTAAAAACTTTGTTATAGAATCTCCATCATTTGAAAACTCTAAACCAGTATTTAAAGCAAAATTAAATTTACCTAAGGCATCTGAAAACCCAAGTGCATCTGAATACTTACTCGGTAGAAAGTTAAATCCTGATAAGTTTTATTATGCTGAAAAATTTAAGGAATGGACAAATTCAATTAAACCCACATTCCCAAATACCAAATACGAAGAATCAAGAATTATTATTCCTTTATTCTATCAAAATACTCTTGTTGGGTTTCAGGGAAGAGCACTGGGTACTAGCAAGGTTAAATATATTACTATAATGCTTAGTGATGATGCCCCAAAAATTTACGGACTTGATGAAATTCAAAAAGATAAAACTGTTTACATTACTGAAGGACCATTTGACTCAACATTCATTTCAAACTCAATTGCTCTTTGTGGAGCTGACGGTGATGTTGATAAGTGGGGTATTGGTGATTGTGTTTGGATATACGATAACGAACCACGTAATACAGAAATCTTATCAAGAATTTCCAGAGTTATCGAACTGGGACAAAAAGTTGTTATTTGGCCCCCAAATACTGAAGAAAAAGATATAAATGATATGATTTTGACAGGAAAGAATGTTCAGTGTATAATAGAATCTAATACATATTCTGGATTAGAAGCAAAATTAAATTTTAACATTTGGAAAAAAATATGAGTAACGGAACTAAGGTTGTTAAAAGAAATGGATCAATCGAAAGTCTTGATCTAAACAAACTTCATATAATGGTTGAAGAGTCCTGCAAAGACTTAGCAGGAGTTTCTGCATCTCAAGTTGAAATGCAATCTGGTATTCAATTTTATGATGGAATTACAACTGCAGAAGTTCAGGAGATTCTAATTCGCTCTGCAAGCGACTTAATTGACCTAGACCATCCTAACTATCAATATGTTGCTGCTCGCCTTCTTTTGTTCGCCATACGCAAGCAATTATATGGTCGTATGCATGAATACCCAACAGTTTTTGAGCACACTAAAGAATGTGTAGAATTAGGAGTATATGATGCTGATATTTTAAAACTTTATACAAAAGAAGATTTCGAGAAACTACAATCATTTATTCGCCATGATCGTGATTATCTATTTACTTATGCCGGTCTTCGTCAGGTAGTTGATAAGTATTTGGTTCAAGATCGTAGTTCTGGTGGAGTATATGAAACTCCACAATTCATGTATATGATGATTGCGGCAACAATCTTCTCTAAATATCCAAAAGAGACTCGTTTAGATTACATTCGTAAATATTATAATGCAATCTCAAGACACCGAATCAACATCCCAACACCAATTATGGCAGGAGTGCGAACACCACTTCGTCAATTTGCATCTTGTGTTTTGGTTGATGTTGATGACTCCCTCGATAGTATCTTTAGCAGCGATATGGCTATTGGCAGGTATGTCTCACAAAGGGCTGGTATCGGTATTAACGCAGGCAGAATCAGGGGCATCAACAGCAAAATCAGAGGGGGAGAAGTTTCTCATACAGGTGTTATCCCATTCCTCAAAAAATTTGAATCAACTGTTAGATGTTGTACACAAAACGGGATTCGCGGTGGAAGTGCTACTGTCCACTTTCCAATCTGGCACCAAGAAATAGAAGATATTCTTGTTCTCAAAAATAATAAAGGAACAGAAGATAATCGTGTTCGTAAACTTGATTATTCAATTCAACTTAGTAAAATATTTTATGAAAGATTTATTCAAGATCGTGAGATTACACTTTTCTCCCCGCATGATGTACCTGGACTTTATGATTCTTTCGGAACAATTGAGTTTGATTCTCTCTACATTGGGTATGAAAATAACCCTAATGTTTCAAAGAAAACAATAAAGGCACAGGAACTTATTCTCAGTCTTCTCAAAGAACGTGCAGAAACAGGTCGCATTTATATTATGAATATTGACCATTGTAATTTTCATAGTTCTTTTAAGGACCAGATTACAATGTCAAATTTGTGCCAAGAAATAACTTTGCCGGTTGTTCCACTTCAGCATATTGATGATGATGGACCCCAAGAGATTGCTACTTGTATTTTAAGTGCATTAAATGTTGGTAAAATAAAATCAGACGAAGAACTTGAGGAACTTTGTGACCTTACAGTAAGAGCACTTGAGGAACTGATTGATTATCAAGACTATCCAGTGAAGGCAGCAGAGAACTTCACAAAGCGTCGTAGGGCTCTTGGTGTGGGATTTATAGGACTCGCACACTATCTCGCAAAACTGGGACTTGCTTATGACTCTCAAGGTGCCTGGGATGCTGTTCATGGTCTTTCTGAATCGTTTCAGTATTACTTACTAAAAACATCAAATCAACTTGCCAAGGAAAGGGGGCAATGTGCATTATTTGCACGTACCAAATATTCCGATGGTATGCTTCCGATTGATACTTATAAAAAAGATGTAGATGAAATCTCTAATATTCCCTTTCAGCACGACTGGGAAGGACTACGAGCATCTATTTTAGAGTATGGGTTAAGACATTCCACACTATCAGCACAGATGCCCTCAGAGAGCAGTTCTGTCGTCTCTAATGCAACTAATGGCATCGAACCCCCTCGCGGATATTTGTCTGTAAAGAAGTCCAAGAAAGGTCCTTTGAAACAGATTGTTCCTCAGTATAATACTCTCAAAAACAATTATACTTTACTTTGGGATATGAAATCTAATCGAGGATATATCAATATTGTTGCAGTAATGCAAAAGTTTTTTGACCAAGCAATATCTGCAAATTGGTCTTATAATCCAGAGAATTATTCTGACAATGAAGTTCCTGTAAGTGTAATTGCGGGTGATATGCTTTATACCTACTCTGTTGGTCATAAAACAGCATACTATCAAAACACTTATGATATTAAGGTTGATGAAATAGAAGAACCAAAACAAGATCTTCAATCACTTCTTCAAGAACTTTCTGATGTAGAAGAGGGATCTTGCGAAAGTTGCACAATTTGACGAAAGTGTAAAGACCTGTTATTATAAATAGTAATAGGTTCTTATTTTATCCTATGGAAGGTCGAATTTACAAAATAACAAACAAATTGAATGAAAAATTCTATGTTGGTAAAACTATGAAATCCTTATCAACAAGATTTTATAATCATTGCTATTCTGCTATTAAAAGAAACTCCACAACTTATCTACATAAAGCAATTAGAAAATATGGTAAAGATAATTTTGTTATTGAAGAAGTTGAAATTTGTGAAAGGGATTTGGGAGATAGAGAAATGTTT